CTATTTTTCTTCTTTATTATGGTTTCTCTCAACAATATCTAACATCTCCTTCTCCGATACGGTTATTACATCCTCAGGATAAAAAACAGGATTTCCACCTATGTAAAATAATTTTTCACTTTCAGAGTAAATAAAAATATTCTCAATATTTTCTTCTTCATTGCTCATGAAATGATCTCCCATAATTCCCATGTAGAAATAGCACCTGACTGTAGATTTTGTCCGTAAGTAAAGACATCAATAAGTATTGTTGAATGACCATTAAATCTGGTTATAGACCGAAGCTCTCCACTTGCCCCCCAACTACAGTTGGCTGGATTATTCGTTCTAACTTCAACACCTTTCGATGAAAGTACCACAGCATATTTTTTTGAATCGTGCACCCATGATGTCGTTGCAACACCAGTATCAATTGTCCCAACAAAAGATTTTGTTTGTGAATTAACAAGAGGGTAACTTACCGACCCACTTGCCACCTTATTCCATCTGGAAGCAATGTTAATATCAGCAGTGCCGTCAAAAACCACGCCATTAATTTTTCTCGCTACCGCAAGCTTAGTTGCAGCTACAGCTGTGCCGTTAGCAGATAATGCCCCAACATCAGCAGCACTGGGCTTATCTTGATCGCTATAAATACGTGCCCACGGTTTTTCAAAGCCTTGAGAATCACGAGAACTTCGATACCTCAATCCTCCATTTGCATAGTTGAAATGAAATTGAGCTGCCGATGCAGAACCGGTATTTAAACCAATGTGCCAAATAAGAGATGAGTCCCCTTCATTAGATTTTAAATAAGCCCCAGTCGGCTTGTTCCATGCAAGATCTTCACCTTTAGAAATAACCCCTGTTACGCCTTGTCGAACGTAATTCACACCAGCTTCTTTGATCATATAGCGGCTATCCGCTGTTGAAATATCCGGTACGTTCGTTGCTGCTGTTCCCACACCTCGTTTTGCCGCCTCACCCAAACCGAGGTTTGCAGGAGTTAGCGCAATATTCGCAGTCCCGTCAAACGGCACGCCGTTGATAGTACGAGGTGTTGCTAATTTTATCGCAGCCTGAGCGGTACCACTGGCAGGTAGTGCACCCACATCCACCGCTGTAGGCAGATTCCGCGTGTTATAATCCCTTCGCCAGCCTGGAAAATAACCATCACCATGATTAATATAGGTAAACTGCGCATTGGGTAGCGCTCCGGCAGCAGTCACTGTAGAAGGCGTGGTAATGCGAATGGTCATCGCACTTTCCAGACCAAACACTTCAATGACCGCGCCAGCCAACTGAATATTACCGACGCCCGTATCGGTAATAATCTTATTATTTGCGTAACTCCAAGTACCTTTGCATACCCAAGATGGATGATTAAACGCACCTTGGCTTTTCAACCACGCAATAAAGTCAGATGTTTTCCACGCGCCACTATCTCCACCAATGTTTATCGCACCATTAAAAGCTCGTGCCGCTCCAACGTTTTTAACAAACAGATTCTTATCTGCAATATCTGCACCGCTCTGATTTTTTGCCAGCTTTCCAGCTAATGCATTCAATACCGTCGTTGAGAATTGTGGATCATTCCCCAACGCATTGGCCAATTCCTGCAACGTATCCAGCGCCGCAGGTGAACCATTCACCAATGCGGCAACAGCCGCTTTAACAAATGCCGTTGTCGCTATCTGCGTATCATTAGATGCTTGCGCAGCCGTTGGGGCCGTCGGCTTACCCGTCAGTACTGGGCTCGCTTTTGGTGCATATTGCGTATGTGGATCAGCCGCTATATTGTGAGCATTCAGCTTATTCGTAGCCTCTGCTTTTACATCAGCGATAGCATTCAACACCGTTGCCGAGAAATTGGGATCATTACCCAATGATTTCGCCAATTCCTGCAATGTGTCCAATGCCGCAGGCGCACCATTAATGAGTGTTGCAACAACGGACTTAACAAATGCCGTCGTAGCAACCTGCTGGCTATTGCTGTCGGTTGCAGGTGTTGGCGCTTTAGGCATGCCGGTGAAGGTTGGGTTCGCCTTTGGCGCATATTGTGTATGCGGATCGGCAGCAGCGACGTGTATCGCCAGATCGCTACCTGTTTTTTCCTGCTCTTTTTTCAAATAGCTGGTACGACTGGCCAGTTCTTTAGCCTGTCGGTTTGAAACACCATCCGGTCCACCTACGACCGGATCTGACGTTTCGATTTGGTAAATGCCGTCAACCCATTGTGGGTTCTCTGACAAATTCGCCATGTTCAAGCGCTCCCATGATTGTAGTTACTGTCGTATATTGCCGTCCGGTTATAGCGGATAGGCACTTCCCAATATTCGATACTGGCCAGATGGCACCGCGCAGGGGCAAACATCCCAATAGCATTACGCAGCATTCTGGCCTGATCGTTGGTAATCGGTTGTTTTAGCAGCACGCGATAGACGGCCCACGCCGCTTTATCACCGTGTACATAAAGGTTGTTATAAGTGGTTTCACCGTCGTAGCTCAGGCGGCCGATGTTCTCGATCAACGTGCTCTCGCCGAAGCCGAAGCGACGGATGATCTCTTTAATGCTCCAGGGCGTACCTTTACTGCGATGCAGATCGATAGCAGCCTTGATCAGCGCACGTTTAGAGTCATCCGATTCCGCCAGTTCCCAGCCGTCGCCAAACAACGAGAACTGTTCTGCCAGCCAGGGCAACACGCTGCCGTCAGTGATATCGATCAGATAAACCAGCAAAGCATTCAGATCGATGCCATCAAAACGGTCGGCCAATTCCGCCAGCGAACGAAAGCTGGCGTCAGCCGCCAACGGCGGTGGTAGCAGTTGTAGTGAATCAGCCATTCGACACCCCGACGACGCTGACATTGATGCCCGTACAGTTCGCCCATTCACTGTCATCAAGCACTATCAATGACGGCGAAGTCAGTTCCACCTGATACACGCCGGGAATAGAAAGCGTGGCAATAATCTGGCTTGGAACAATGTCGCGCCCCAGCGTAGCGGTACGGGTTTCAACCCAGGCCTGCACCGCTTTCTCCGCCGCAGCCTGAACGACGCCAGCCTGTTCGCCGTTAAACAGCGTCAATTTGGCGTTAATGGCGTAATCCATCTGTTTAGGCGATTTGGCGGAAACAAAATCCGTCAGTGGACGCACCTGTTCGTCAGAGCAAAAACTTTCCACCAGCGAAAGTATGCTGCTGTCCGGCAGGCCAGTGCTGAGCAACGGATACAGCACGACTTCGCCTGGTTCTGGCGACATAACCGCCACATCGACAATGTTTTGGTGTGCCCGCATCGCATGGAAGCGATACGCCAGTTTCGATCCCGCCGTACTGAACGATTCCGGCGCCAGTTGAACACGTTCACGCAGACGATCGTCATCTTCCTCGGCGGAACCGCCGCTGCTCTTGGTGATATTGACGACGCTTAAATCACTGTCGCCAATCTCATCCAGCAGCGTACTGATCTGGGCGGGCAGCCAGTCATTACCCACATCGCCACTTTCGGTACAGGTCGCCAACACGGTAACACCACTACCGTTCATTCTCAGCAGCGCGTCGCTGTCGGTGGTGAAAATCACGCTGTCTGACGCGCTAACGCGAGTGCCCGAAGGAATCAGCAGATCGCTGACTAACGGTATTTCAGGAGTAAAACGAAGCTCTGCGCGCGCTGGTTGCGCCGCCAAACGGTAGACGCCGACCAGTTCTGCCAGATAATCCAGCATCGGTGCACGAGCAAACGCAACCAGGTTCTGCTTGGCGGCTTCCTGGACCGCACTACGCAATAAAGTTTCCCGGTAGGCAAAGAGGTTAATCAGCAGGCGTTCGGCCTGTGCCGGATAGAGTGTTTTCCCCGAATCAGCTTCATATTTCGCGATCATTTCGGCGGTAATATTTGCCGCATCGCGTTCAATAAAATTGGGTTCTGTCAGCGCCATAACAACTCCGTGGTCTGTGTCGCGCCGTTAGCGGTTTTCCAGCTAACGTGCAGCGTCAGGTGAGCCCCATTCACAGAAGGTTTAACCGCCAGTAGCTGGCAGCGAGGTTCCCATCGTTTGATCGCGTCTACCGATTCCCTGACGACATGCGGGATCGCACGATCGATCGGATAATCGAGATACAGATGTAGATTGCTACCAAAGTCAGGCCGATGTGGGTCGCTGCCGCAGGGTGTCCGCAGGATGATGTGAATCGCCTGCATGATATCTGCCGTTCCTTCGACGATGTCGCCAGAACGTTGCAGCGCCGGTTGCCAAAAAACAGATTGAGTTTTCATAGGGGGCTATTGTCGCCCCCGGTGGGAGGAAGGAATAGTAAAGCGGTTTAGAGAACGTGCTAGTGCGAGTGGTGATTGGAGTTGCCGCCAGCATCCATGACGCTGCCGCTGGCGCTGACGTTGCCGGAGATACTGACATCGCCACTGAGGCTGGCACCGCCGGAACCGGACATCCCGCTCTCGTAGGTGAGTTGCCCATGCACCAGTAGCTTGCCCGTCACCGTCGTTTCTGGTGCATTAATAGTGACGCGCTGAGCGTTAACTACCACGTCAGTACCGCTGCTAATCGCAATATGTTGCACGCTGCCGTTGATCGTTAACGTATGCGTCCGGCGATCGTATTCAATATGCGCGCCGTCAGCGAACGTTATCGCCCTTTTGTCCTTATCTGCCAGCGTTGGCACATCAGTGGCAGAATAAATCGCCCCTAGCACCAGGCCATCCTCGCCGTTTCCATCCAGCAGAACCTCGACCTGTTCGCCAATATCCGGCAACCAATAATCCTTATTATTTTGCGTATTGCGCTGTAATACCGGCAGCCAGGCCGTACGCAAATTGTCGCACTCTGGTAGACGAACGCGCACCATCACGCGAGCCTCATCCACCGCGCTTATCGTGCCAATTCGACGAGATAAACTCATAAGCCTATATCCTTTTTGCTCTTAACCTTCTGCGTTGTCTGGCTGCCATCCGGGTGGTAAGTCACCAGCGTTTTTCCGCCATCCGATTTCCGCTTGCCCGCCGTAGTCGGCCCGCGAATCAACCCAATCTCCGTGATGTAGCCACTGCTACGTTCCAGAACATGGCGAGCCGATTCGATCAACCAATGGCCAGAAAGTTGGCCGAACGACACCAGTTCCACTTTATTTCCCGCCGCCAACTGCGGGCTGCCCATCAGCGTCATCGACCCCTTTTGTTGCTTTTCGTTGTGCGCATCCAACGCGGCATCCGTTTTCATCCTCGCTCCAGAAGCATCCGCCGCGCGAACGTTAACTTTCAACGTATCCGCACTGGTCTCAGCACCGGCAGACTTCATTTCGTTGTTCGCGCCACCGTTGGCTTCATAGACCATCAGTTTCTTTTCACTCCCTTTCTGATATTTCGTCTTAGCATTTTTATAGACGTGGCTGATCGTATCGCTCAGTGAAAAACGCGCGACGTCCGTTGGCTTAATTTGCCGAACAGACGCCTGATTGCGCAGCGCCGCCAGATGGGAAAAAATCAGCTGGTCGCTGACCACTTTCACGACATAGCCATATTCACTGGCGAGCCGCTTTAGAAAAGCGACATCGGTTTCCGCATATTGCGTAACACGATCGATCTTGATGATTTGAATCTTCCCTACCAGCATCAACTGATGCTTTTTCGCGATGCGTGTCGCAATCGCGGCTAACGTTGTATCTTCAAAACCGCGGTTTGATTTGGTCCTCAATGCACGATTGACCGATGTCGCAACGCCGCGAATCATCACTTCGCTCGGCGGTGAGCTCACCTCAATTTCATCAATCGAGAAAGTGCCGCAGTCAAACAGCATTTCACCGAGATAGCCGAGCTTGAGCGATAATGTATCGCCCGTACCGGGATACCATTTATCTATCCAGCGGCCATCGGTATCATCGAGCCTGACCTCAATCGAATCCGATTCATTCTTGATACTGTCGGTATACGTCACACTGGTGACATACGGCGCGATATCATTGGTGATGTCTTTTTGCTGATACCACAGTGTAAACGCCGGTTGCAGTACTTCCGACACTGCAGGAGAGAGCAGGGTTAATTCTTCCGTTAACGCAGCCATGGTGGTGTGTCCTCCATTTTACTGGCCTCAGCCTGTTCAATAATCGGAATCAGCACCACCAAACCCGATGGCAACAGCGGCACGATGGGGACATGCGGGTTAGCCGCAATAATCCGCGGATAGCCGAGCGGATCGCCGTAATACAGGTAGGACAAGGTATCCCAGCGTTCGCCTTGTGTAGTGATATGTTCAAGGTGCATATGCTTCAACCCTCTTCACGATTTCCGCCGTCAGTTTGCTCAGCGCAGGTTCAGCGCCTTTAAATGTGTCGCTCGCGGCATCTACATGTTTACTGATGGCTTCCAGCCTCTCGATAACGTTTTTGCTGTCGACGCCCTGCAACAAGGTGGCAACTTGCTTGACCTGTTTCAGCATTTCATTCGCCGCTTTATTAACCGCTGTAATTTCAGGCATCATCTTCTCTGCCTGAACCGCTGCATCAGAAATAGCCTCTGCCGCTTTTTTAAACGCCGGTTCCACCTCACTTAACGGCGTCAATACATTCCCGACTTGCGTTAGCAATCCGGGAATTTGCAACAGCGCGGTTTCGGGATTCTTCTTCATCCGTTTTACAATCTGAACGGTGGTTTTCACCGCCTTAACGGCTGATTGAGCCTTCTTGGCATACGTGACAGCCGTGCGTAGTGAAGCTGCAAAATTGCTCACTTTATCGACTGCTTTAGTGATGGCGCTAACATTAGGGACAGGCGTCTCTATCGCAGGCGGCTTGAGCGGATTTTTCGGATCGCCAATGTATTCTCGCAGCGTTAGCGAAGCATTCATGGCCAATACGTTGCCCTTCGCGTCGGTATGTTCGCTGGTCGAGGTCAGTGCCGTAATCACAAACCAGCCGCGATAATCTCCATTGCCGAAGACTAACGCCATCGCCTGATGCGCCCGCATCGCCTCCGTCAACCGTTTCAGCTCCACATCTGGCGTGCAGTACTGCTTGTGAAACACCAGACTAATCGTAATCTCGTCCAGTTTCGCACCAATGAACTGCAGACCGGGTTTACCTTCAATGCGGCCATGCTCGGCATAATCTGCGCCGAATGACGTATTAAAGCCGTCCCAGTAGGCAGTCACTTCAAATTCAATATTTCCTAATACTGCAAACATCAGGCGTACCCCCTGCGCTCACGCTGAGTGAGCAGCTTGTTCAACATATTTTCCAGTTCATTCATGCTAAGCGTCAGCGTCTTCGTCATTTCAGGCGTTGGCGCTGCCTTCTGGCCGTTGAGATAAATGGTGGGTGAGAAAGCAACCTGAACACGCTCGGAAGGGGCTGCGCTGACTAACTTACCTTTTGCTCCACCGACAGTTGATGTCAGTGCGACACGCTGTTGCGGGGTTGACGCAGTGCTCTCAGCCTTAGGTGGTTCAATAGGCGGTGTTTGTTCTAACGACAATGCTAATACCGACGTGGGTTGCAGAACGGGTGGCCCCATAACATTGGCAGCCACAGGTTGGCCGCTAGCTTCGATAGAGACGGTTTTCGAGCCGATACCCAGAAAGTTTTTAACGCTATCGGGAATAAATTCGTCGATCGTTTTCAGGACGTTTTTTAGCTCGGGGAAATAACTGATCAGCCCCTTAACCAATGCATCAATAATCACGCCACCGAGTTCACTTAAACTACCGGGAAGTTGAATGCCCAATTCGCTGACAGCATCGGCGAAGATGGAATACAGCACGCCAAATGGCGACCAGTCGAGCAGTAAAGCGGTAATCCCTACTACGCCTCCAGATACCGCATTGCTGAGCGCCTCCCATCCCGCATTAAAAGCCTGACTGACTTGCGACCAGAGGTTTTTAAAGAATGCGCTAATCGGTTCCCAATATCGGTAAATCAGGTAAACAGCCCCCACAATTGCCGTTACTGCCAAGCCAATCGGATTCATCAGCAGCATACGTCCGAATGCTCCAACTCCACCAACCAGCCGGCTCAAAATCCCCCCAATGCCTTGCAACACTCCGGTCATTCTTAATCCCGCATTGAACAGTTGCCAGCCACGCTGAACCTGCAAAATACCTTCCCAAACGCTCAGTAAAGGCGATAGCAGTGTGGTAATCCCCAGCTTCGCACCGCTCAATGCCATTCTGAATGCGAAGAAACCGGCGACGGCCATCACGATCCTACGAACCAGCTCAGGGTTCGCCGCCGTCCAGGTCACCAGTTGATCCAGAATAGGAATCAGTATGTCGCTCAAGGAAACCAATACTGGTGCCAGGGCTTCCCCCACATTGAGTACAATGTTCATCATTGACGTTGTCATTTGATTCCAGCGCCCAGTCAATGTGTCATTCTGCCGGGCGAAGTCGAGATCCAGCGTTTGCGTGGCTGCTGGGCTGTTCATTCGCTGTTGGTTCGCTTGATAGCTCTGCCAGTTCTGCTTCATCGACATCGCATGATTGACTGCTTCTGGCGTACGGAACACCTCCTGCAATCCGTAGCGCTGCATTAAACTTTGCTGTGCGTCTACGTTGCCCGCTTTACTGGCCTTATCCCATAGTTGCTGGAATTGACTGCCTTTGCTGTCGATGAATCGGTTACTAATCTGAACCGCAGCGTCGTACTGTGAATACCCACCTTTCATGTAGCTTTTTAGTGACGCGTTATAATCTACGCCCGCGTTGTAGTAGCTGTCGGCAATGTCAGTTCGCCCCACCGAATTCATGAAACTCTCCAGCCGGGCAGCCGTATTCGCTTCTGTATCCGCGCCTTTTGTCGCACTCAGGCTGGAAACCAACTGACTCAACGCCTGATTGCCCGTCGCCCCCATCGCCGTAAACCCTGGAGCTAGCGCAGTCGCGTATTGCGTCATCGACGCCATGGAGAAACCCTGTTTCGTGCCCGCCAGCATGCGGGAGAAGGATTCCTCCAGCGCCTTAGCACCTTTCAGGTTAAACACGTCATCTAATGTGGCCGAAAGTGCCGTAAGATCGGACAGCGCCGCGCCAGAGGCCGTTGACGTTTTCCCTAAAACTGCCGCAACATCCGTTGCCTGATCCGGTGACATGCCGTAAGCAAGCAGTTGCCCGGCACTACCGAGCAATGCATCTGGCTTTTGGTTCACCTGTTGAGAAGATTGACGCAGTTTCTGCCCCATCAACTTTTCTTGCTCACCCGATATCCCATGAGCAACGCTGATGTCACGCAACTGCGCCTCAAACGAGGCATAGTGTGTGACCGACGCCACAATCGGCTTCATGACAAAACCAAACTGCTCACGCTTAGTCTTAAAGTCATCGGCGAGTTCACCCCGACGGCTATGTAGTGTTTCTTGACGTGACTGGATACTCTCCAGCCGTTCCTGATTGGTTACCAATTTACTTAGTGACTGGCTCAGTCGGGATGTCACCTGTGTGCTGCGCAAACTGACATTGCCAAAGCGCTCTAGCGACTGATTAAACAGACGCTGCCACTCCTCGGCTTGTTTGAGTTTATCGCTAAGTGGCTGCAGCGATTTTTTTGTGTCATCCAGCCTGGCGCCAAACGCCCTGCCCAGCATGACACCGTTTAAAAGCATATCCACGGTTCACTCTCATTCAGAAAAACCCCTTGAGGGGCGGATCGGAGACGGCGGCTTGCGCCGCTCCAGTTTGGTTTCCCCATCACAAACAGGGGATAAAACGAGGAAAAGGACGAGTGATAAGCGGGGGAAGAAGACAGGTGGTGAGGGAGGAAAACGGCCAGCGTCCTGTCGCTGGCCGAGTTGGGTGGATGGTGGCCTAATTAATCCTGTCAGTAATCAGTCTTCCTCACCGTTCTCACGTTTTATCTGTTCGCTGGCTTCATCCAGCCAGTGTTCAAAGTCGTCCAGTTCCAGCGCATCAATCTCACTCGGCTGAAAGCGAAACCACCTCGCCAGCAGGGCCTGCGCTTTCCACAGCAGAGCCGGCTGCGTTATCCAACCCAAGTAGCTGCTGAAATCGTTTTTGCAGCGCCATGTAGTCCTGTGCGTCCATCTCATCGATGTCTTCCGGCACCAGACCAGTCATGCGTGACAGCAGCGCGTCGTCCCAGTTGCTTGGGTCATCGCTGATTTTTTTCACCGCTTTGATGTCTTTGACTTTCAGACGCTTGAGCGAAATGGACTCCACGCGTTGGCCGGCAGAAGTGGTGTAAGGGAATTGCAGAGAATAGGTTTCAGTGTGCATAACAGCTCCTTAGTAAATGTCGGGAGCAGTATCGCGTGCGGCGAGGAATAACGATTTTAAAGTGAATTAGAAAACGAAAGCGGCAGGTATAAGAAAGGGGCCGAAGCCCCTTTCTTCCCTCACTTAGTCAATGAATACCAAATTAACCGCCGATATTGGCGCGGTAGCTGTTCAGTTGATCCACACCGCCCACCATGAAGATGTTGGACAGGTAATCCAGCTCCAGCAGGTCTTCACCGTTCATCACCTGCTTGATGTAGGTACAGCTGAACGCGCTGCTAAAATCCGGGTTTTCGTGCTGCTTGAACGTGCCCAGCGGATTCTTTTTGAACATGATGGTCATGTGCGTCACCAGCGGCACTTCTTCGATACGGCCTTGAGAGCCATAACGTTCCACGCTGGAGCGACACTGCAGCGCCAGCGACTGGTAAGGGTTCGCCGCCGCCAGCATCGCTTCACGGTAGAAGGAGTTCCACTTGATCTCGCCTTCCAGCTTGTCGAAACCCGCAGGCAGTTCGATCTTGCCGACCATGCCCAGCGCCTTGTGCTCCTGCATGATCATGGAGATATCCGGCAGTTTGATTTCCTGCGCACGCCCCAGCAGGTTGGTACCGTTGATATAGATGTTGGCATTGGTAATACGGTTTACTTCAATTTTCCCGGCCATCAGTTAGTGCCCTCCAGCGTTACCAGGTATTCCGAGGTGATCTCCGTCTCAAAGGTCAGACGCTCAAGCGGTGGCGGCGGAGTGAATTTGTAGTTAAGCAACAGGTGCCCTGCCGCCAGCTCGGTTTGCTCATTGCGTGCAGCATCGAACCAGCATTTGAAGCCCAGCAGTGCGCCGTCACCGATCAGCTTGCGACCGTAGGCATTGACCGATTCCACCAGCGCATCGATCAGCGCCTGATTGATCGGCATGTCGATATACTGCTGGCTGAAGTAACGGATGGATTCGTTAATCACATCGCCGGTACGACGCACGTTTTCGAAATTCTTCATGTGCGTCACGGTTGGCCAGGCAGCGGTGCGATTGCCCCACAAACGCAGGCCGGAACCGTAGCTGTTGAAGATGGTACTGATGCCCTGTTCATTCAGCAGGTTCACTTCACTCTGCGGATCGTCAATCATCGCGGACAGTTGGCGTTCTACGCCGGTGATCCCTTTAATTTCCTGATTGGAAGACGACCACCAGAAACCTTTCTCCAGATCGACTTTGGCACGCAGACCGGCGGCACGCGCCGACAGCGGCTCCAGACGTTCACTGTTGGTTTCCGCGTCGTACACTTTTACGTGCGGGTAACACAGGCGAGCGCGCTCAGAGCTGGTGTTGAAGTTGATCGTGCCTTCCGGACCACGGCCGCTCAGCGCCTGCGCAAAGGTGGTACCGATTGGTGCATCGATGTAGGCAATCGCACCCAGTTTGTCCGCCAGCGCGATCAGCTCGGTCGTTACGCTGTTTTGCGTACAGAACACCGGCGAAATCAGAATTTTGGCAAAGAAGCCATACAGGTTATAGGTATCGTTCAGCAGCTTCATACCGGTGCGTTTGCCTGCGGCGTTGATGCTGCCGATGATGTCAGCGGCAGTCACTTTCGTGACATCAGCAAAGTCGTAAGACGCGCTGACCACAGCGGTAACATCGATGTTTTTACCCAGATTTTTCAGTACGCCAGTTTGTGCATCCAGCGTATAGTCCTGACCTTCGACAAACGGCTGACCGCCTTCTGCCGCCGTCAGCACCAGTTTGGTAACCACGCGGTTCGCCAGTTGCGCCGTACCGGTCGTTTTGTCAAAGGCGACTTTTTCTGCGCTCACTGCGGACTTATGTTTCGCCGAATCTAGCACGTTGATAACCAGAACCGTACCTGCGCCATGATCGTAAATCGCATCCAGCGCCTGCGGGATGGTATACCCGCCGAACTGGCTGCCAAACTGCGCCGCGTCTTTTTCGGACAGGCACAGCGTGACGTCATTTACCGCACCCTGTGGTGCCGTACCAATCAACCCAATTACCGCAGATTTGACGGTTTTCACCGGACGAGCACCGGTTTCAACTTCAATCGTTTCTACACCGTGTAAATAATTAGCGGCCAAGGGTCACCTCCGTTGCGCTATCAGCCAGAACCTGACCAGCGACTGGCAGCAAATAGCCCAGCGCAATCAGCGTTTTCACGTACTCATGATCTGCCGGCAGTTCAGTCACCTGAGCGGGCCAAAGCAGAATTTCCTGACCATCTGCCAGCGTGACGCCGCTGGCGGGGCCGGTATAGCGGTATTTCATGCGTCTTTCTCCTCATAATTAACCGTGGTAAGCAGCGGACCATCCGTCTGCTCGCGGTCTTCGATAAAAAGGGTCTCTGTGGTGCAATCAATGGCGTAATGCCAGCGTCCTTTGATGTAACCAACGTAACGGTCACGAATTAACCGGATACCGCGATGACAGTCAGGCAATCGGTATCCTCCCAATGCCTGACGAATGGTATCGAGTGTGGCCAGCACACCGTTTTCGCCATCCAGATCTGGTAGCAGCACAGCAACCATCAGTTGGGGTAGTTGCGTCTGAACCAGAGAATCCACGTCTTCTGGTACAGAAAACTCGGAGCCGCGATATCCCACCAACACATCTCCTTGTGTCAGGAAATCTGGTCCGATCAGAATATTTTCTGGACAGGACGCGATCCGACGCGCCGGTAATTGCTGTTGGAGGCGGGCTATCACCGCATCGATAATTGGTTTGGTATTCATATCCGTTCACCCGCCGTTTTGGTGGTACATCGTGTTGATGGCGCTAGTATCCAGATAACGGTTGGCTGCGGCTTTTAATCTGTTTTAGAAAAAACAGCGAAGTGATTTACTTGAAAAAAACGTCTAATACGCTGAGAAATAAAAATTCTTTCGATAAAAAACGCCAGCACAACCGTGCTGGCGCAAAGGAATATAACGACACGGATAAAGAGAAAATACAGAAGATAAACCAACGTTAAGAGATTACCGATCCCAGTATTTTTCCGGTCGAGCGATACCAACCATACAGTCAACCGCATACTCCACGACGTCCACACCAAGGCGAGTGAGATTCGCCAGCCAGATCCCCCCCTTCTCCTTGGTCAGTACCGCCATCTTGCGATCGGCCAAGTAATCCAGCGCCTGACGCAGCTCCGGTTCAGAGGCATCGGCATATAGTCGCTGCATCACGGCCAATAAAAACATTTCATTCGCGGTATAAGGACGAGTTTTATTTAATGCGATGAGCAAATGCCAACGCATCGATTCCTGTCGGATACACTGCATATCAGCCATGATTTCCCCCCGAATACCGCTGCTGTACTAACTCCAGCTTGTTGTAAAGTGCATCCAGCTTGGCTTCAATTACCGTTTGACCACGGATGTAGTCCTCACGTCGCACGTAGATAAGCGGTAAATCAGCGCGAAATTCCAGAAACTCGCGCTCCAGTCGTGTCCACCCCTGTTCACTCTTCTGTCGTGCGTTTTCCAAAGCGGCAAAACGCTCGTTCAACCGCTTTTCAATCTGAGTAAGCAGAATCCGCCCTGCGGCAAACAGGAAGCTCATAAACGACAGCAACAGGCCAACCAGCGACCAGAACTCCACTTCAATCTTCACGTATTACCTCCCCTGTCCGTTGTAACGCTTCGATATAATCCAGCAGCGCATTAACCTGCGCACTCAGCGCCTGGTAGCGCTCTCCGTTGTCACTGATGTTGGCGAGGATATCGCGCTGGGAGACGCCTGAAGGTTGTAATTCGGCACCAGCGGTTGCGCCGAGATCGGACGCTGCGCCAGCGCGGCGGGCAGCGGCGGTAATATCTTTCGCACCATCGGCGGGCAGACCGAAAGCGGCGTTGTAGTGCTGCACGAAGCCACGAGTAAACACACACTGCACAGGATGAATTTTGCCTTTTTCGTCAATATATTGCTGAGTAACATGATCGATTCTCCGTTGCAGAGCAGCGTTATCCGCCGCCAGTTTTTGGCGCGCAGCGACATAGCGCTGTTCGAGTTGATTCCCACGTTCGACCTGCTGCTGGTATTGTTCCGCTGCCGCACGTAATAGCTGATTCTGGGTTTCGGCCTGCTGCTGCTGTAGCAAATTGAATGCTGCCTGCTGTTTCGCCAGCGCAGTATCTCCCAGTGCTTGTGCGAGTTGATAACCCTGATTACGGCCAGTCAGATAGACCGCAATTAACAGCATAACGACAAGCAAAAGGGTAACCACGCGTGGCGAAAGAAAGGATTTCAGACTATTAAGAAACAAATTATTCCACACAACTCGCCCTCCCCCAGCTCAGATAGCGTGGTGCCAACTGATGCAAAATGCGGTCGGGATAATGACGGTTCTCACGCCAGTTGGCGGCGCTACGTCCTGCATTGACAGTTTCTACATGATCGAACCAACGAAGTATGTCCTTATCGGCGATCTTCGCGCGTTGCTTATCACGCTGTAACCAGCCAAGCCCGCCATTGTAGGACGACAGGGTCATTGCCATGCGTTCGCAGTCGTTGCTGGCGCTGATTCGCGTCCACAGCCAGCGATCGTAGCCCGTCAGCGCACGGATCGCCCAGGCAGGATTAAACGGTTGATTTGCACGAAGCTCAGGAACGATACCGCTAAACCAGTCGGCAGTGGTCGGCATAAACTGCGCCAGCCCTTGCGCACCAACGGGAGAAACCGCCCGTGGATTCCAACCGCTTTCCTGATGCAACTGTGCCGCAAAGTCAGCAATCGGGGCATTCATGCCCCAATCCAGCCGTGCGCTGCGGATCACATCACTGCGATACGCCTGCGCGGCGCGAGGGATTGTGTCAGCGCAGACCGTTGCGCTAAAAAGCATCGGGCTAACAAGCAGCGTGATGAGAAGATGTCGCATATCACAACCCCATCGCTACGCCGATGCACACAGCTGACACAATCAACGCTCGTCGTAACATTGCAGCGGCAAATACGGTATGGTGGCCATCCCGAACAGGAAAACGTCCACGTGGCACAGGCTCATCACCTTGTTCAAGGAACAAACCGGGACGCGCTTTAGGAAACAGCGAGCGATCCAACCAATAGCCTAATACGGCGGCGAGTGAGATAAGCGAGAGCTTATAGACGGTTACGGGAAGCTGCTGCGGTGAAATCAGTCCGATAACAGCAAAGAGAAAAGCCGATGTCACAATCCAGCCGGTAAGACGCGGTTTTTTGATTTTTTTCAC